GGATATCAATATTTGAAACGATAGATGCACCTTCTGCGGATAATAAATATGCAACTGTTCCCCATCCATTTTCAGAATCAACTGTTGATAAAGTTTTTGATTTTTTATGTATACCTAACTTTTCTTGCTTAGTTTTACCAGAAAAATATAATTGACATGTAGTCCAGCCTTTCGGTAATTCTGATATAATTTGTTCCAATGTTTTTGGCCAATTTGGCATTAATTCAAAATTTGCGTCATCTTCTACCACAAGTGCATACGGCAATTTATTCTTTACCATATACTTTGCTGCATTTATATGTGCCATCGTACAACCAAATTCAGCCGGTTTAAGAGTTCGCTTTGTTTTCTTTGTATAATAAACTGTCATATCATCTCTATAATCTGGATGAATCTGACCAGTTTTTGGATCTTTACCCCATACACCATCAATCAATTGACATGTACGTTCACCATAACTGCATAATGGTTCAATTTGTTTCTCTATATAGTTTTTTCTGTTTTCATGAGTAGGTAACGTGATATACAATATTGGCACTTTTTGCATATTCTGGAATGTTTCAACCTTGGGATTATTTGGTATATATATTTCATTAGGTAATGAATTTATTGCTAATTCTTCTAATGGTATGTTATATTTTTCTAACGTATTTAACGGAATATAAAATGATTCTCTGTTTGGTTTTATTTGTTGTATGATTTGTTGTGTGCCTGATATAATAGGTATTTTATAATTTTCTTGTATGTTATATTTTTCGAATGTTTTATAATATGATTTCATATTTTATAATATTCGCAATATTATATTATAAAATTTAAATATTTTTATTCAACATTATTTTGAAACTCATCAATTATTTTTTCAACTTCATGTTTATGGTTATTTTCATGTTCTCGATGGATTGTACTTGCCATTTCCCCTGTAATTATATATCTGGGATAATGAACATAGGGTTGCGCACCTGGAAATTTATACATAAATGTATCTGCAACTAAAGGATAATTATATGTCTGGATATCAATATTTGAAACGATAAACGCACCTTTTTGAGATAATAAATATGCAACACATCCCCATCCAGGATTTTTTTCAGATTTTTTCTTTATACCTGATTTGTTGTGTTTTGATTTACCAGAAAAATATAATTGACATGTAGTCCAGCCTTTCGGTAATTCTGATACAATTTGTTCTAATGTTTTTGGCCAATCTGGCATTAATTCAAAATTTGCGTCATCTTCTACCACAAGTGCTTGTGGTAATTTATTCTTTACTATATACTTTGCTGCATTTATATGTGCCATCGTAGCTCCGAATTCAGCTGGTTTAAGAGTTCTCCAGCCATCTGCTGTCATATCGGTACTATAATCTGGATGATTCTTGCCAGTTTTTGGATCTTTACCCCATACACCATCAATTAACTGACATTGACGTTGTCCAGAACTACATAATGGTTTGATTTGTTTCTTTATATAGTTCCCTCTTATCTTATCACCAGGTAATGTGATATACAATATTGGTACTTTTCTGATATAATTGAATGTTTCAACATTGGAATTATTTAGTATATATATTTCATTATTTGGTAATGAATTTATTGGGGATTCTTGTAACGATATGTCATATTTTTCTAACGTATTTAACGGAATATAAAATGATTCTCTGTTTGGTTTTATTTGTTGAATAGATTGTGTTGGTTGTAATTTGTTTGAATTTGTTGAAAAATACTCAACATGATTATTATATTTTTCTAATATCGTATAATTAGATCTTATCATTTATTATGTAAAATATTTTTATTTTGTATTTTGTATTTTGTATTTTTTTACCAAAATACAAAATTTTCCCGGCGACCGGATTCGAACCGGCGACCCATCGATGTCCACAGTATTGAATACATTTTCAAATAACCTCTACAGTCGATTGCTCTTCCAACTGAGCTACACCAGGCTACACAAATATTAATTTGTCTACAACTTTTAAAATTATTTATTATTTTCTGTAAAATCGCTGAAGGTACTAATTCGCTATATTGTCATCTTCGCAATATAACTCATGAACAATTTAATTAGCTATTTAAATCATCATGTATGTTATAATATACTTTTTTATTAAAATTCTCTAACAAAAAATCCAATATATTATATTTTTTACTATTATTTGATGATTTTAATGGTAACCATCACATAACTCATAACACTATTGCATTATGATACAACGGGTGTGTACACAAATAATCTCTAAGTACCTATATTACAATATTGGGCCTTTATTATTCAGTTATTATTTAATTATTATTCAGTTATTATTCGTATTGTTTTTTGTTTTTTTGTTTTTTGTTTTTTGTTTTTTGTTTTTTGTTTTTTGTTTTTTGTTTTTTGTTTTTTGCTCGTTTGTGTGTCTATTGTACATAAGATTTATTAAATATGAATATTTACTTTGATGCAAAACCATAAATATTATGTTTTTATAGCATACGCTTCAATAATCAAATTTAATTCGATGATGTCGAGCTGCAATATATTAATATTCCTTTATTATATTTTGTTTGCTGTGTGCAGCTAATAACCTCCGGCGGGATTTGAACCCGCAACCTTAGGATTAGAAGTCCTACGCGCTATCCAATTGCGCCACGGAGGCCGGATATAAATATCTGAATATTTATATCGCGACAACGGCAGGATTCGAACCTGCGCGGGCAAAGCCCAATGGATTTCAAGTCCATCTCCTTAACCACTCGGACACGTTGTCGCTGCGACAATAGTAGGAATCGAACCTACGCGGGCATAGCCCAACTGCTTAGCAGGCAGTCACCTTAACCACTCGGTCATATTGTCGTAAGCCAACTAGCGGATTTGAACCGCTGACCTTTGCATTACAAGTGCAACGCTCTAACCAACTGAGCTAAGTCGGCAGTTGTATAATATTATCAGTAAACTGATAAAAATTATACAATTTTATATAATAAATTTATTTTTTAAAACAGTTATTAATTTTAATAAGTTTATTGATAAAATAAAGATATTTATTACAAATTAATATAAAAATTAATAATTTTATATTAAAATATATTTTATGAAAAAACAATTATGTTTATGTATGATCGTTAAAAACGAATCCCATGTTATTAAAAATTGTTTAGAATCTGTTGCTGATTTTATTGATTATTGGGTAATATCTGATACTGGTTCAACTGATGGTACTCAAGATATTATAAAAAATTTTTTTAAAGAACGAAATATACCTGGGGAGCTTGATGAAACTAAATGGAAAAATTTTGGATATAATCGTACAGTTGTATTAAAAAAAGCTCGTAATAAAACAAAATATTGTTTAATTATTGATGCAGATGATAAACTTGTTGGAAAACTTGAAATACCAAAAGGTGATTTTTTATCTTTTAAAGTTCATATTAAACATGGTAATCTTGCACATTATCGTATTCACATTGTCAAAAACAGTCTAGAATGGGAATATGTTGGAGTTGTTCATGAATATATCAACCTTGTTGGAGAAAATAAAAATAATTTACCAACAGGAGTTATACAAAATTGTCATATTCAAGCATCCACCACTGGTAATAGAAGTAAAGATTCTAAAAAATTTGAAAAAGATATTCAGCTATTACATCAAGGAATCCAAGATGAACCAGATAATGATAGATATTACTTTTATTTGGCACAAAGTTATAAAGATAATAATGATCCCATTAATGCAATTAAATATTACAACATCAGAGTAAATATGGGACGTTGGCAAGAAGAAGTATATTATTCATTATTTATGATTGCTGTGTGTAAACATAGATTAGTAACAGAAGAACAGAATACAGTGGAATATTTTGAAAAAGAATTATTACCACATTATTTATATGCATATAATTATCGTAAAAGCCGATTGGAGGCTTTGCATTGTATTGTGCATTTTTATAGAATAAATAAAATGTATAAAGAAGGATATTCATATGGGTTACTTGGGTATGAAAATCCATATCCAACGGATATTTTGTTTATTGATGGTGAAATACATACATATAAATTTATAGACGAAATGGCTTTATGTGCATTTTATATGAATAATTTTAAATTATCAATAGAACTAAATTTACGATTACTCAAATTAAATTTACCTGATAATTATAAAAAGAGAGTTCGAGAAAATGTGAATTTCGCAATTGCAAAATACAAAGAATCAGAATAATTTAATATATCTTAACTTACATATAATTATTTCTCAGAAATATATCCAAATCTGGTAAAGTTCCTTCATCAAATTTCCCCAATATATTAATATTTTTTATCTCAATTAATATTTCTTCACACTGCATATTATTAAATTTAAAATCTCGCCCTCTTAAACTATACGATATATTTGTGTTAAATGTCATAACATTATTATGGTTGTCAATCATAATTTTATTAATTGTACAATTTAAAAATAAACCAGTGTACTGATTTATTTTTACACCTATCATTATTTTATTATTTTTAACCAATTCAGATAATAACTGTATTACTCTAAATTTATAATCATGATATTGTATTGATTTCTCTTTTTTTGTAACATCATGACAATATTTTGCAATATTGTCTAATTCTTCGACGGTCCATGGTAAACTCTTCTCGACAAAATATGCTTTTATTAAATAATGACAAACACAATCAGTAACTCTTCTCATTGGTGATGTAAAATGACAATATGCGTCTGTCCCAACTAAATCATGTTTAGAATTTATCAAAGCTGTATATTCTGCATGAATACCATCTTTGATAATTTTTTGTAAAATATCTTCAGCTGATATTAATTTATTTTGTTCTGACTTGAGTGAAAAATCGGCAATACAACTTCTAAAAATACCTGAATTATTCAAATTATTTTGTATTATTGTACCGATATATGAATTGGTTAATATCGCAAATTCAGCGATCATTTCTTGCATCATAATTTCATTTTTTTGCTGTATTGATTCATAAATTGATTCATTTGATCCAAATAATGATATTTTACCATTTATAAATTTTGGCTTTATAAAATTTAATTCACTTAATTTTGTCCCCAACGTTTTTTCTGATCTGAGTTTTTTTAAATTTTGACTAATTTCACATCCTTGTTGTAATATTAAACATGTATTTAGTAAATTTCCAGCTTCCATATATGTCAACTTATTTTCGCTTATTACATTTATTTTAGTAAATTCTAAATTAATATTATCAATCGGCAACATTGTCATTTTATCAATTTCAAAAGTTATCGTTATCGCATTCAATTGTTTATTATCATTTTCTGTCATTAAACTTGATTTTTCTAATATATTTTGTGGTAACATATTAATTGGTTTGTTATTTGATGGATAATGAGTAATGGCTCTCTTTAATATATCATGCCATAACATAGAATTCATCTCTATATAATATGTAGGATCTGCAATATGAATAGATAAAAATAATTTATTATCTTTTACCCAAATACTAAAAGCATCATCTGCATCCATACATCCTTCTGGATCAATCGAATATACCATTATGTCAGTTAAATTAAGACGATGTTTATCTATTATTTTATCATATATATTTGGTAAATTTGTTGATGAATTTAATAAATAATCATCATATTCGGAATTACGTGGTTTGCCATATTTAGGCAATATATTGTTTACATAACTTTCTTCAAAATTTTTTTCACAATTTATCATTATTATATACAAAAAATATTCTTAAAAATACAATTCAATCAACTTATTAAATTTTTCTGAATCACCATATAACGATTCTTCCAAATTATATGCCAAAAATTCATTCGGATTATATAAACCATCTGTTGTATCCAATTTTTCCACGTATTCTTTAATCTCAGTTAAATCTAAGACTTTATTATCAACTACCTTCACTTGATTCTTTATATAATTATTTCCTTTTTTGATTTCTTTAAAGATTTCTGGATATTGTTTTTCAGATAAAATTATTGCTTTTTCTTCAGTACTATTATTTTCCATCATTAACACAGGCATAAATAATATTTTTGAACCTTCATGGTTACTATATACTAACCATCCATTATCAGGTGAATCCGGATTAGTAATTATATTTTTATAAAAATTATTTTCAAATTGATAATTTGAGATTTTGATAAAATCTAATTTTTTAATGTATTGTTCATCAAAATGTTCTTGATGTTTTCTTTGTATTATATGTATATATTCATGAAATAATAATTCTTTTAATTTTTCATCATGGTAATGCAAATTATTTGGTCTTAAAAATATATATTCTCCCAATGTAAATGGATAATTAAATTCTATCTTATGTTCATTATTTTCTAATATGATTACTTTCCATTCCGTTTTTTTTGATAACCATTTTTGATAATTCTCTTTTGTAGTTATTTTTTTAATTCTCTTATTTATGGATTTTGTTAATTTGTTTATTTTCTTTTGTTCTGTTTTTGATAACTCTCGAATATTATCTTGATAAATTTTTAAATATTCAGAATTACTTAATTCTGACATTCCCGTTTTTTTAAACAATTCATTCGCTCTATTTTGTTTTATATATTCAAGAATATGTTTCATTAATTTATTATCTATTTCATATTGTTCCATCCTAACATTATTTTGATTTCTTAAAATTTTTATTATATTTAATATAGCTATTATTGTTAAACTTACCAATATGAATATTGGTAAAATTACACATATTTTATTCATTTATTCATTAACAATTTATTAAAAATTTTTAATAAATTATATTTCATCAACTAAAAACCATTAAAACTTGGTACCATCACACCATTTGGTAAACCATTACCTTTCCATAATTTTGTTTTATTCAACAATCGTAAATATCCATTCATATCATCTTTATATTTCTTATTATTCTTATTCAAAGTAAACAATAATTTATAACATTTGGAACACATTTGGTAACTTTTATACATTGTCTTTTCTTCTCCACATAACAAACAATCATTTATAACTTCTTTATCATAAAACAACGGATTAAAAAATTTGTCTTTTTTAATTATTATTTCTTTTTTAATCACATAAGAATTTTCTGTATTCATTGAATTAATTACAATACATTTTCCAGATAAAATTATATTTTGTTTATCTTCTAAAAATTTACAATCATCCATAATTAATTTTTCAATCATTTCATATACATTTTTATCTGATTTAATTTGTTCTTGTTTAACTTGAACATTTGCTGATTTTGTTTTATCTATATATGTTATCATTTTCTTTTGATAATTTATTTTTCCATTTTCTATTATTACAATCTCTTCATCCAAAAACGGAATGTTATAATTCACATATGTATTATTTACTTTGAGAGAAAATGTTATTTTTATACAACCCATTTATCATTCAAACCTTATATTTAATAAAAAAATCATTTTTTAACTTGCATAAAAAATTCTTTTATGCGTAAAATGTTGATACCGCTCTTTTATCATTGTTTTAAAATGTAAATGTTGAAATGTATGATAACCATACATTGATGCTAATTTTGTATTATCTGGTATACACTCCTTTATAATTTTTTTTAATAAATCATGATCTGATATCTTATATTTAAAAACATTAAATATAATCTGTCTCACAACTGGTACACTTAAATTGTCATCTATATCTAAACTCATTTATATCATTACATGATAATATTTATAAATATCTATTTGATAATGCTATTTGTGATATTTCATCACTTGTTGGCAATAAATTATAGAAACTATGAATATGATACGCAATACAACACTGCATCGGAAATAAAAAACTTAATAATATTAAATCATATTCCGGCTTATTCGTCATATAATATGTTACATTATCCATAGGTTCTAACATATCTATTGTATATAAAAATAACAAACATAAATTCAAGAATCTAAATAAAGCAATTAAATATTGATAACACACATATAATAACATGTTACTTTTTTTATATGTTATTGTTGATACATAACCAAATCCTGATAATCCTAATATTATTACACCAACAAATGGATACAAAGCAATATAATAAAATGATCCAATTATATCACATATACATATCACCTGTACTGAACATCTTTGTTTTTCTATTTTCACTGCTTTTTCTAATAATTCATCAGGAATCGTTATCATCAAAATATTTTGGTTAAACATATTATTTAATAATGCTCCTGATTTTTGCTGTCCAAGATATGGATTTGTATTTGTAAGTTCAAATTCCTGATTACTTGAATTTCTAACTTTCGTATAAGATTTTGCTTGATAAGTCATTTATTATAATTATTTATTTTATTTGCTTTTAATAAAAAATTATGTCTAAAAAAATCAAATCACCAAACAAAAGCACCAAATCACGTGTTAAACGTACCAAATCACATGTTAAACGTACCAAATCACGTGTCAAATCACGTACCAAATCACGTGTCAAATCACGTGCCAAATCATGTACCAAACGTGTTAAATCACGTGCCAAATCACGTACCAAACGTGTCAAATCACGTACCAAACGTGTCAAATCACGTGTTAAACAAACCAAACGTACCAAATCACGCGTTAAACGAACCAAACGTACCAAATCACGCGTTAAACGAACCAAACGTACCAAATCACGTGTTAAACGAACCAAACGCACCAAATCACGTGTTAAACGCGTTAAACGTACCAAAGGTACTAAACAAAGAGTTAAAAGAACAAAATACAAAGATGTAAAAAAACTTGCGCAAATGATGATTGATGCATTTGGTTCATCAAATTATTCGGATATATCGTGTGAAGAATTGAGAACAGAGATGAAAAAACTTCGAAAATAAATTAAAAATGAATAAAACATTAAAATAAGTGATAATTATTGATGAATATATTTGTATTACATTTAGATCCAAGTATATGTGCAAAATATCATTGTGATAAACATGTTGTTAAAATGATAATAGAAACAACACAATTACTATATACTTGTCTTTGGATATGTTTTAATAATATTGATGAAATAATAAAAACAGCACCTTATACATTATCAGGAAATCAAGGTTATAAAATGGTATCTAAAAACCATCCATGTTCTATTTGGTTGAGAGAATCTGTGTCAAATTATGAATGGCTTATAAGATTAGGTTTTGCATTGTGTGATGAATATAAATTAAGATATGGTAAAGAACATGCATGTTTGGAACATATACAATGGCTTGAGTGTGTTGTACCAGATATACCAGATATAGGGATTACAAAGTTTAAGATTGTTATGCCAGAAATATGTAAGATAGATAACTATTCGAATTTTAAAAATGTAACAGAGTCATATAGAAATTATTATAAGATGGAGAAAAAGAAATTTGCAAAATGGACTAACAGAGAAATGCCGGAATGGTTTATTAATGAATAAATTTAAGAAACAAATTAAACAATTTAATTTGTTTCATTCTCTGGTATGATATGTATATTTTTATAATATAATGTTTGAAATAAAATAAATATTAATTGGAAACTTCCAATTGCTGTCATCCATAATAGTGCGGGGTCATTTACAATGATTCCATGAACAATATAAAATATGTATGATAATATTCTCATACATATTGATAATTGAGAAATATCATTGCATGATTTTATTGTGTATATTTTATATATTTGTGGAATATTGTTAACAATTGCTATAGAACCACCTATCCAACCAAAAACATGAATATTCATTTATGATAAATGAATATTTAAAAGATTTTTAAAATAATTTATATTTCTGAAATTTTTATATGATTAATTTATCATTTTCTGATAAAATATGATCATCACCATTACTATCCATAATAGTTAATTCTTTATATCCAAGATCTTTTACAGTTGGTATAATATAATTTAGATTAAGAATAGGTTCTAATTCAGATGTAATATCTTGATCGGATTCATTAATAATTTGTAAAATATTTGATGGAGATTTTGAATGTTCTGTATAAAGTTTATAAATTTTGCCACCAATAACAAATTCTACAGTGTATATATTTTTTGAAATGGGAGTAATAGTTAATTTGTTTAAACGTTGTATTAATAAGATTTTAAATGTATTATAAGCAAGTATTAAAATAAATTTTAGAAAATTAAATTTATTATAACATTTATCAATACAATTCTTGTTTTGAGTGACTAAATAATTATTTCGACATTTGAATAAAACATTGTTAAAAATATGAAGAATTGTTTGAAAATTTATATAGAAAAATATTATAAATAAAGTAGTGACTGGTAATAAATAAAGATACATTTTTTTATAAATATAATATATTTTTAAGCAATATATTTTTTAGAAATTGTTTGATAACCTTCTGAAAAAATATCTAACATTTCTTTAGAAGATAACTTAAAATTAATTGTATTAACATTGACATTAAGTTTCACCATATCAATTTTTTTTTTATCAAAATCTTTAATTATACGATCAATGTGATACGACATAATAATTTTTAAAATATGACCAAAATATTCTTTAATATTATATTCTTCAGTATCTTCAACACCGTCTTCAAATAATTCTTCTAAGTTATTATCTTGTGTTGGAATATGCTCGATTGGTTCAAACTTCATCAAATTAATTCCAATAATATTAGGTTCTGGTATATCTTGACATAAAATTTCGTACTTTATTGGAAAATTATCAACAATACCTCCATCAATATAATAACAACTTTTATACATATATCTTTTAAACAGAAAGGGAATATTTGACGACATTCTTATTGCTGCAATACATAAAAGTTTTGGCGTTGTATCAATACTAAGATATTCAGTTTTATCAGTATTAATATTAAAAGTAGAACATACTAATTTTTTCCCAAATTTATTATAAAGATCTTCAAATGTGAGTGGTTCATCACATTTTTCAAAAGTCATGTTAAGTAAAAAATCTTCAATATGTTTCCAATCAAAACATCCTAAACCTTTTGATAATTTTGAAATATTTATTTTAGTAAAATGATCTAAAATCTTTTCAGAAATTATCTTACTGATGATTTCATTAGGTTTGAAACCTATAATCAACAAATATGCAATCATAGAACCAACAGAACAACCAATATAAGTATTGATATTTTCAATCATTTTTTGATCAATCAGGTATTGGATAGCACCTAACATACCAAATCCTTTAATACTACCGCCAGATAAAATCATAACATTATATTCTTTTTTATTAAAAAGATTATCCATTAGTTATAAAAAATATTTGTTTTATTAAATTAATTTATATTATAAATTATTATCTAACAAAAAATAGATAATTCTTCATATGAAGAATTATCTAAATATATTTTTTAACAAGATAACTTGTTGTATTTTAAATATTTTGGATGAATTAATTCATCAAACTATAAAAAAATGATAATTTGGCTTGATATGATTTTTTAGTATTTAAAACCAAGATGCGTTAATATTTTTATTTCATGATCTATATTCTTAGCTGTTAAATTCGTGTGTTTTCCATCACCTATTAAAAAATACTGTACAACATTTTTTTTACGTTCTTGTTTAGAAAGTTTTTTATCTAATGTTGTTGTATATTTCATAATATTTAACAAAAGCACAGGTTCTTTTGATCCGTTTTCTTCTAAAAATAACATAATATCCAGTTTTTGTTTTCTTGATTCAACAAATGTTCTTTTATCAAGTGTATTATCTTCAATATTATCTTCTTTATTAGGAGAATAACTAATAAAATGTTCAATATTCGCCATATTCATTTTTTATTTGTGGCAATTTAAAAAAAATCATTTTTTAAATATATATTTATTTCATGAAAATAATAAATATTAAACCAAATACCACTATATATCACGGTACCGTACACGATTTCGATCCTCTTGAACTAAAATGTCCAGCATGGTTCTCTTTTGACTTAGAACAAGCTCATAATCATATCGCTTATAAATATCAAAAAAATACTACCGGGAAAATTTATCAATACACCATCAATACTAATATTAATTTGATTGATATATCAGAAGACGGTGATTTTCGTCTATACATTAATGAAAAAGGCAATAAATCTTTAGCTGATGATATTGCTAAAGGAAATTACGGTGATGTTATTGGTTATGTAAATCATCCAGAACAAAATGAAATCATGTTATGTGATATTAAACATTTTGATCAAAATATCATAACTTATGACAAAACAATACCTATTCAATTATTACATACTGTTTCATACCGTAGATATGGAAATGATTGGAGAATGAAACAAGATAAAAAAAAACAATGCTGTGTCGTTATGTAGAATGACATATTATAAGTTGGATTTAATTTTTCTCTAAAACATTCATCTATTTGTTACATAAAATTTTATAAAAATGATTTTAACAAAAATTTATCTAATAAATAATAGATAATTTAAAATGAGCAAAAAATATCAGCATCTTGCGAGAAAACGTGATAGTGACAACTACATGGAAGCACAAGGACCTTGTAAAAAAGGTAATCCTCATAATTATATTAGATGTAAAACATGTATATCTCGAGTAGGAGTTACTCGTGATAAACAACAGTTCTATTCAAGAACGTATGGAACCCAAAAAAATTATGGAAAAAATAAATAATTGAATATTCAATATAACAATATTGAATATTTTGTACTTTCGATGGTTTTGTCTTTTAGAAACATCCATTAAAGATATTTGGATCATTTTCTGAAAGATGATCTTCTATAAAATTCTGAATTTCATTAAATATCGTAAAAACATTATGTGTATAGCTTGTTATAATATTAATTATTAGATTGATAATAAAAAACAAATGCATTATATAATATATTGGTAAATTTTCATTTGAAATATACCCCATATTATTAATGGGTTCAAATTTTTTATCATCTTCTACCAATAAACAAATCATAATTTTTGATGCTGAATAAAAATTATGATTTAAATCATTTTTATTCAGATATTCCTATAACACCACATCCTATTCTTTTTCCCGCATTTCCTGTTTTTAAAGATTCTTCCTTTAATTTTCCTGTTCCTTTTCCTAAATCATCTTCAGATTCATGTATCACAAAACTTCTACCTATCACCGAATAAGGTCCTGATAAATTAACTAAATGATCTTTTACATCTATATTCGCAATACCTTGTTCATTTGCATTAATATTACCAAGATCACCTACATGTCGTTCTATATTACCAGGTCCACCATGTTTGCGATTATGAGGATTATAATGAGCACAACATGAATCACATTGTTGTTCTAAATCTCCACACTTGTGTATATGAAAACCATGTAATCCAGGTTTTAACCCTTCTATTTTACCAGTGATATGCACCATATTAATATCGAGCTCTTGTATTTTAATAACTCCATAAACCTTTGTTTTTTGTGGCATTCCGATGACGCATACGGCTTTTTTCATGTTATTTTGATCAAATTTCGCGCCGTTCGAAGAATTACTTGATGTTTGTCCCATTGTGTGATTATATAAATGTTATTTTTATTTATATAATAATTTATAAATAAAAATAACATTTTATAAAATGGATTACCCGTTATATCATTATGGACTTGAAGAATTAAATGATACAGGTTTTGGATGTTCTTATCGAAACATTCAAACATTTTTATCTTGTTATTCAAGATATTATGATAATGAGTGTATTGTTCCAAATATTCGAGATATTTTATATTATTTTGAAAAAGAATATATGAAATATATTGAACAGTATAGAACAAGATCATTATGGATTGAACCATTACAGGTATCAGAATATTTAGAAAATTTTTCTTATACAGATATGAAAAATATAACTCAAAAATTACCTTTTAGATTCACAAATATGGTGTACTGTTTAAAAGATTCAGATGGATCAAAAATGTTAAAAACTGATCTGAATCATTATATATCAAATAATTCAATATATAACAAAGATAATGTTACAAATATTTTAGATATGTTTGTTGAACATTTTAAAAATTCAAGATTACCAATCATAATAGATGATGGTGTATTTTCTTATTGCATTGGTAATGTAACTGGTTCAACACTACTTGATAATCATACACAATCTTTTGGAGAAACATCTGATCCATTATCAATAACTGTTTTAGATCCACATACACAAACACCTGGTGGAAAATTATATAAAAAGAATATTTATTGGTTTATTAATTCTTTTTGGATGATTGCAATGCCTTGTTTAAAATGCTAATTTTTTACCACCATTTGTTAAATTACAATAACTCGCTTGCATCGGTGAATTCATATAATTAGTTTGTAATACACTATTTTGTTGTCCCTGTTGTGTTGTTGATGATTTATCATGGGTTTGATATTGTGTTGGAGGTTGTGTTTGATATTGTGTTGGAGGTTGTGTTTGATATTGTGTTTGATATTGTGTTTGATATTGTTCAGATATTTGAGGTTGTGTTTGATATTGTGTTGGAGGTTGTGTTTGATATTGTGTTGGAGGTTGTGTTTGATATTGTGTTTGATATTGTGTTTGATATTGTTCAGATATTTGAGGTTGTGTTTGATATTGTGTTTGAGTATTTTCATGATTGATGAATTGTTGATTCATAGAATTATTTTGGGAACATCCACAAGAATAATTTTCTTGTGATGAATTTTGTAAAATTTGGTTTGATAAATTAGGATTATGAGTTAAAAATCTTTCTTTACCATAACAGTTTGTTAAACTTCTATAATTTGAACGTGTCATTTATATTTATGGTACATTATTTAAATTATTTTTAATTTAAATAATTTTTCTATTGTTAAGATTAAAATATTAGACATTTTCTATAATATTTGTAGTAACAGTTGGAGAACTTGGTTGATTTTCAGGAATATTTTGATTTAACTGAATATTACGAGAACCATAACGACGTTGTTGATAGTTATGTTTTCCTCTTGAATCATTACGATCTGCAAGCCATTGTTCATCTGAATTATGAGAATAACTACGAGCACGTAAACGAGTCGTTTTTGATTGATTATTCATTTGATTTTTTGTTTCTTCATTTTTGAATCGTCTGATAATTCTGTTTAAATTACTCGCTGGTTGTTCATTCAAAATATCGCTTACTTTTCGTAAAGAAATTCTGTTTTTTGTTCTATCTTGAAGATGCCATTCATGACAGCTGGTCATTACTTGATATTCTTCTTTTGGTACTGTAATATATTTCTTTTTAATAAAACGATCAATATAATATTTATTAATAGTTTTTGCACATTCACATAATGTATTCTCATAATCATCAAATGCATCTGCAAATTTGGGATACAGATAATATAAAGAATCAACTAATTTTTTATTGTTACGAATTTGCAAATATCTGTATTTTACACTCGGTTCATTACCTCTAACTTGGAATAAATCATAATAGTCTTGATTAAATATTTTGTATTGTTTGTTTGTTTTATAATCAAATATAATAATTCCTTGAAGATTAACAGGATCAATTTCATTTACCCTGTTAACAATTTCATCAACAGAATTAAATGTATACTCATGTGGATATTCAACAGGAATTCTCTCACTTTCTGTTAAATTAATCATATTACCTTTTGTATCAGTTGTACCAACATGATACACAACTGAATTATCAGGCGCTTGACATACAATCCTGTTATCATAATTATTCAAAACCAAGAACATATATTGTTTCGTTTTATCAAGAGAATTAATAAAAGTCCAAAATATATTTTTTGATACTGATTCTGATTCTGAACTTTCATTAGATGATAAATTATTAACATACTTGTAAAATTCAGAATCAGTATCATTATATTGTTGTTCTATAGCAGATTTAAACATATCTCCAAAAGATAATTTAGATGCCCACTTGCTCCTAAATGCATCTAACTTTCTATGTGTTGATATATACCATTTATTTTCCCAATAAAAAACACGGATAAGCGCACCCTCATGGGCATCAAAAAAACGATATCTGGACCAATCAGATAAATCAATCTGATCAGTAAATTCTTTGAACGAATTAGGTTCTGTAGTAAATTCTTCTGTGTATGGAAAGCCTCTGAAAACTATATCATCTCCTGAAAAGACTATACCTCTACAATTTTTCACTAAATCCGGCTCATTGTTATCACAATGGTTGTAACAAAATAAATCAAGTTTTGTATCAAGATCGCTGTCTGCTAATCTTATTTTATTAGACTGGGCTTGTATTTTTTGTCTGGTTAAATCATTATTAATTTGTGTTGGGGTCGAACCCGAAAAAAGACTCATCAATGGCATTATATTTTTATTAATAATAGTTTTTATTTAAATCATTTTAAATAAAAACACATAATATCATAAATGAACGTTTCTAATCTAGCTTTTTACATTGGCAAAACTCAAAATCGTAATGTTGTCATCTATACATTTAACATCATAAATGATATTATTAACTCCGAAAAACCCCTTATTAACTATTGGCTTATGCGTGAAGACAATAACAGAACCGAACAACTAAATTATATTGAAGACACACGAGCATTTGGCTATAAAGTCATTGAATCACCTATTGACAGTACTGATATACATTTTAAAATTGTTTCTATTGATGATATATTTTTAATCAGAAAAGCCCAAAATTCTAACAAATATAATGTTATTATTATATTAGACATTGACAATTCTACGAGAGAATATATTCTGAAAAAAGTTTTCTTACATTTATCTGGCATGATGGACCAAAATGTTGATTCCATCGATTTTATATGCGAAGACCCCGAAACTGGAAAACTTTTCACTCATGAAAGAATCATTAATTCTTAAATTGTTTGTTTGTTTGTTTGTTTGTTTGTTTGTTTGTTTGTTTGTTTGTTTGTTTGTTTGTTTGTTTGTTTGTTTGTTTGTTTGTTTGTTTGTTAGTTTGTTTG